GGTTATAATCATTTCTGGAAGTTTTGGAATGATGCTGAGAATGGGCGAAATGGATTTGTTAATCTGTTTATTCCATACTGGGAAATTCCAGGTCGTGATGAGGCATGGGCAAATGAACAAAAAGCCATGCTCGGTGAACTTAAATATAATCAAGAGGTTTTGTGTAACTTCTTGGGATCAAGTTTAACACTTATTAATGCAGATACTATCGCACAAATGAGTGTAGCAAATAGAGTCTATGAGAAAGATGGACTTGATGTTTATGTAGAGCCACAAGTTGGTCATACATATTGTTTAGTCGCTGATGTGGCTAAAGGAGTTGGTGGGGATTATTCTGCGTTTCAGATTATTGATATTACAGAAACACCCTATCGAATTGTTGCAAAGTATAGAAACAATGAAATTAGTCCATTGCTCTATCCTAATATTATTTACAAAGTTGGTAGAGACTATAATTACGCTTGGGTTCTAATGGAGATTAATATATCAGAGCAAGTTGCTCATATTCTCTATTCTGAGATGGAATACGAAAACATTTTATTTGTTACAAGACATACTCTTGGACAAACAGTTTCTGGTGGTTTCGGTGGTGGTAAAACCCAGCTAGGTGTAATGACAGATAAAAAAATTAAAAGAATTGGGTGCTCTAATTTTAAAGCACTAGTTGAAGAAAAGAAACTATTAATACAAGACGCAGACACTATATCAGAAATTTCTACATTTATTGAGACAAAGGGGTCTTATCAAGCAGACGAAGGTTATCATGATGACTTGGTTATGCCTTTAGTTTTGTTTGGCTGGTTGACAACTAACTCGTATTTTAAAGACCTAAATAATGTAAACCTTAGAGAAGTTATGTATAAGAAACAGATGCAAGCTATCGAAGAAGAACTTACTCCATTTGGTTTTTATGACGATGGTGGTCCAGAAAAACCCCCTCTAAACTTCTAGAAATCGTGCAAAAACTAAATAAAATGTAGACATGAATTTTGTCTAAAAGTAAAACTTATTAACAAGGAGAATTACAATGCCGTTTCAATTATCTCCAGGCGTTGCAGTCGTAGAAAAAGATTTCACTTCTATCGTTCCAGCCGTATCATCTTCAATTGGTGCTTTTGCTGGTGCATTTCCGTGGGGTCCAGTTATGGAGCCTACCACTGTTGGATCCGAAAACGAATTAGTTCGTCGCTTCGGTAAACCAGACGATAGTAACTTTAGTTCTTTCTTCACTGCTGCGAACTTCCTATCTTATACAAATAACCTATTGCTAGTTCGTGCAGACGCTGGACACTTGAATGCTGTGGCAACCCCAACAGGTGGTCTAGGTACTGTAACTGTCACTGCTGCAGGATCTGGCTATACCTCTACTGCTGCTGCTCCTACAGTAACAGTTGGTGCTCCAGATGATGCAGGTGGAACACAAGCTGTTGTTACCGCAACATTATCTGGTGGTACAGTTACTGCGATTGCAGTTTCAACTGCGGGTGCTGGATATGATTCCGCACCGACCGTAACTATTACTACAGCTGCAGGTGATACTGGTTCTGGTGCGACTGCTACTGCAGTAATGACCACACCAACTATTTCTGGATCTGCAGTTTCTGGTACTGGTGGTCAATTTACTTGTACTGGAACTACTATAACAGTTGGAGATTTAATTACTCTTACTGGAACAATATCTGGTACAGCAACTATCACTGGTTATACAACTGGAACAACATATAAAGTTTCTGCTATCACTGGTTCTGGTGCTTCTGTAACAGGATTCACTTTAACTACCACAGGTGATGTGGCTATCGTTACTACTGCAGGTACAACAACTGGTTTAACTCTTAGCAACAATTCACAACAAACTGTTGCTTCGATTACAGTAGCCACAGCTGGATCTGGTTATAAAGCTGCCCCAACAGTAGCATTATCTGGTGGTACACCAACTACTGCTGCAACACTTGGTGCGGTTACACTTTCCTCTTCTACTATTACTGGTCTTACCATCACTACAGTTGGAACTGGTTACTCTTCTGCTCCAACACTAACAATCGCAGCACCTCCATCTGGAACTACTGCGACTGCTACAGCAACTATTCAAACTGCTGGTCTAAAAATTATCAATGGTGAAACTTATACCTCTACCTTTTCCGCAGGTGCTGGTGTTGTCGGTACTTGGGCAGCAAAGTATCCAGGAACTTTAGGTAATAGCCTAAAAGTTTCTATAGCAGACTCTGCTGGTTTTACTGGTTGGACATACGCATCTGAATTTGATGCTGCTCCAGGAACTTCTCCATACGCTGCAAGCGTAGGTGGGTCTGGTGATGAAGTTCATGTAATCGTTATCGATGAAGACGGATTATGGACTGGTACAGCGGGATCTGTTTTAGAGAAATTTGCATTCCTTTCAAAAGCATCTGATGGTAAAAAATCTGATGGCACAAATAACTATTACAAAGATGCAATTAATACTCGTTCAGAATACATCTGGTGGATGGATCACCCAACTGCAGTAACAGGCACTACTTCATGGGGTGCTACTGCAGCAGGTTCAACATTTAAGACACTAACTGCTGTTCAAACTGTATCTCTTTCTGGTGGTACAGATGACTATGCATTAACTGATGCTGAAAAGAATAGTGCGTTTGCATTGTTTGCTAACGCTGAGCAGTATGATGTTTCCCTAGTTCTACTAGGTAAAGCATCTACTACTGTTGCACAGTATGTAATTAGCAACATCTGCGAAACTCGTCTAGATTGTATCGCTTTGATTTCTCCAGAAAGAGTATCAAATGGTGATGTTATTATCGGATCTACTTCTACAGAAATCGGATATATCACTGGATACCGTGATGCGTTATCAAGCACTTCTTATGCAGTATTAGATTCAGGTTACAAATATCAATACGATCGTTACAATGACAAATATCGTTATGTCCCATTAAATGGTGATGTGGCTGGTCTGTGTGCTCGTACTGACTATACTAACGATCCATGGTTCTCTCCAGGTGGTCTAAATCGTGGTCAAATTAAGAATGTTGTTCGCTTAGCAGTTAATCCAACTAAGACACAGCGTGACACTCTTTACAAGAAAGGTGTTAATCCTGTTGTTACCTTCCCAGGAGAAGGAACTGTTCTATTCGGTGACAAGACTCTATTGGCTAAACCAAGTGCATTCGATCGTATCAATGTTCGTCGTCTATTCATCGTTATGGAAAAAGCGATTGCAACTGCTGCTAAATTCCAGTTGTTCGAATTCAACGATGGATTTACTCGTGCACAGTTTAAGAACTTGGTGGAGCCATTCCTCCGTGATGTACAAGGTCGTCGTGGTATTACTGATTTCGTTGTTAAGTGCGATGAGTCTAACAACACAGGTGAAGTTATCGATCGTAACGAATTCGTTGCTGATATCTTCGTTAAGCCAAATCGTTCTATCAACTTTATTACTCTCAACTTCGTTGCTGCTCGCTCTGCGATTAACTTCAGCGAAATTGGTGCTTAATAACAGATAAATAAAGATAAGAACAAGGAGAATTAAATGGCAAATATTGCTGATTTTAAAGCGCAAATGATTGGTGGCGGTGCTCGCCCGAATCAGTTCCGTGTTGAATTATCTTTCCCATCTTATGTTACATTGGGTGTGGTAGCAGGACAGCGTGCACAGTTTTTGTGTAAAGCTGCTCAGTTACCTGCTTCTACAATCGAGACACTTCCTGTTCTCTATCGTGGTCGCCCAGTGAACTTTGCTGGTGAAAGAACTTTCCAACCATGGACAGTAACAATTTACAACGATACAACTTTTGGTATCCGTAATGCACTAGAACAGTGGCAATCTGGTATTCAGAATTATAATACTACCAATGGTCGTATTAACCCAACTGATTATCAAGTTGACTTGAATGTTCATCAACTAGATCGCAACGGAGCAATTATCAAGAGTTACAAATTTGTAGATGCATTCCCAACTGCTATCTCAGCTGTTGGCTTAGATTACGAGCAACAAAATGCAATTGAACAGTTTGACGTAGAGTTTACATATAACTTCTTTACTTCAAACACTGGGGCAGCTGCTGGATTTGGTGTCAATGTTTCTATCGACACTCCAGTTGGTTCGTTCCCTCTTTAATAATTAACTGAGGTTTTTACATTATGCAACTATTTGGCTTTGAGATAAAGCGTAAACAAGGACAGGAACTACCGAGTGTAGTTCCTCCTAGTCCAATTGAGACAGGATCAACTGTAGTAAACACTGGTGTTAATGCTGGTGGGCACTACGGTATGGTCATGGATCTTGAGGGCACGATTAAAAATGAAAATGATTTAATTCGTCGTTATCGTGAGGTTTCTCAGTATAGCGATTGTGATGGTGCGATTGAAGATATCGTAAATGAAGCAATCGTTGCAGATGAGGATAAACGATCTGTTGAGTTAAAATTAGATGAATTAAAAGTTTCTGCTTCAATTAAAAGTAAAATTAAAGAAGAATTTGATAATGTACTCCGTATATTAAAGTTTGATGAAAGAGCACATGAACTTTTTCGTTCATGGTATATCGATGGAAGATTATATTATCAAATTCTTATAGACGAAAATAATATTAAACAGGGTATCGTTGAACTCCGTTACATCGATCCTCGTAAAATTCGTCGCATTAAGAATATTAAAAAAGAGAGAAACAAACAAGGTGTTGATGTTGTAAAAGAGATCGAAGAATATTATCTTTACAACGACAAAGGAATTACAGAGCAAACAACACAAGGTGTTAAGTTGGCTCTTGATTCAGTGGTCTATGCTCCATCAGGATATGTAGATCAAAATACTGGAATGATGATGTCTTATCTACATAAGGCAATCAAACCAGTAAATCAATTAAAGATGATTGAAGACTCTTTGGTCATCTATCGTATCAGCCGTGCACCTGAACGAAGAATTTTTTACATTGATGTTGGTAATTTACCAAAGTTGAAAGCAGAGCAGTATGTAACGGACATTATGAATAAGTTCCGTAACAAGATTGTTTATGATGCAACTACTGGTGAAACTCGTGACGATCGTCGTCACTTGTCAATGATGGAAGACTTCTGGATGCCTCGTCGTGAGGGTGGTAAAGGCACAGAGATTACTACTCTTCCAGGTGGACAAAATCTGGGTGAGATTCAGGACATCGAATACTTCCAAGGTAAACTTTATCATGCATTGAATGTGCCAATTAGTCGTCTACAACCACAACAAGGTTTTAGCATTGGTCGTTCACAAGAGATTTCTCGTGATGAAGTTAAGTTTAATAAGTTTATTGTTAGACTTCGTAAGAAATTTAGCGTGTTGTTCTCTAACGCATTAAGAGTACAACTAATCGCAAAGGGTGTTATTCGTGCAGATGAATGGGATGAGATTCGTCCATTCTTGAAGTATGATTATCTAGAAGACAATCACTTCTCTGAACTAAAAGATTCTGAAATTCTAATGCAAAGAATTCAAAGTCTGCAAGCATTGGATCCATATGTTGGTAAATATTATAGCCAAACTTGGGTTCGTAAAAATATTCTTCGTTTAGATGAAGATGAGATTGAGCAGATTGAAAAAGAAATCTCTGATGAACAAGAAATTCAACTTGGTCAAGCAGAAAAAGCAGGAATGTTAGATGGTGCACAACAAGCTGCAACACAAAATTATATGGCACAGAATACTGAACAACCTGAAGAGCAAGAACAACAGCCACAAGAAGATGATCAAGCAACAGAGGAACAACCAGTACAACGAGAGTCAGCTAAAGTTAAACAACTAAAAACTGGCACTTGGCCAAATTAACAGGAGAATATTATGAATGAAACAGTACACAATTTAGTAGATGCGATTGCCTCTGGTGATGCTTTAGGAACACAAAATGCTTTTGCAGCTGCAATGGCAGAAAAATTATCTACAAGATTAGATACTATGCGTGCTGATGTAGCACAAAGCATGTTTGCTGGACAGGAAACTCAAGAAGAAGTTGTTGAAGAAAATCCTGTTGAGCCAGAACAACAAGTTGGCTAATGTATTATACTGAGTTTACCAAATCTATTAAAAGATCTAATGTTGTTGAAAGCATTAGATCTTATCTTCAGTTAATTGAAAAGACTGATGACGGTAAAATTTTAATAAATGGTATTGAAACAGAGTTTACAGAGTTAGAAGAAGCAAGAGAACATATTAAACAAGACTACATTTCGCATCAATTAGAAGAAGAAGTATCAAAAGAACTATACGAGGAATTGTCTGAACATACAGTAGCGAATATTATTAAAGAATATTACGATGTTAAAGTTACAGATACGCTAATCGAAACATACTTACAGCTTGCTTCTTCTCATATGTTTAGTGTAGACCCAGTTGTTCATGAAATTAGAAAGTTAAATAAACTTGATAGACTTGTTGAGAATAAATTGCATTATGTACTTGAAGACGATTCAATTGTAGCAATTGATTTACGAACTCAAGAACACCTAAATAATTTATTACAAAAACAAACAGAGATTATTGAGTATATGAGAGAATCAAAAGAAAACTTCTTTCATGTGCTTAAACAAATAGAGGAACACAATGGCAGTTACTAAAACAGTTCTTAAAAATACAAATCAGGAAACCATTATTAAGGTTGCTGGCACTGCTGCAAGTTCAACTATTGATTTGCAAACTGACTGTTTAGCTAGCACACAAGCAATATCTGGTGCGACACAAACAGTTAATATTGTTGCATGCAAATGGTGCGGATTAAACAATAGTACTATTACTATCACTAGAAATTCAGTTAACATTTTAACACTTAATGGTGCTGATGCTGGTGATTTAGATTTTTCTGCTGGTTACGGATTTGTTGACAGTATTGAAAATACCAGTGATGTTGTTGTCACAGTTGCTGGCGCAGAAGCACAAGTATACTTAACTTTACGCAAAGTTGGTGGTTATGCTACTAAGGTAGAAACTGCAGTATTCGGTGCATACGATGATCAAACTGCAGTAGGGAGTTAATTAAATGAGACTTATTAGAGAAGTTACAGAAAAAGTTAATCTTGTTACTGAACTCCATGAGGGTAAGGGTAAAGAATATTTTATTGAAGGTGTATTCCTTCAATCAGAATTAAAAAACCGTAACGGACGCATGTATCCAGAATCAGTTATGGATAAAGAAGTTGCTCGTTATATGAAAGAACAAGTACAAAATAATCGTGCTTATGGTGAACTTGGTCATCCAGATAATCCATCTATCAATTTAGATCGTGTA